GTCCACGTTCCACGCCAACTCAACCGTTATATTATGATAGTAGCAATACCCTATCGAGACATAAGTCTTCTGGGCATCTGTACAATGATCCCCGACCAACGCATGACAACGACCATTGTCATCCATCACAAGCGTTAGAAAGTATCCATCTTCGCCATCGGACCACGATACACATCGACCCTCGTCCGTAGAAGTGGTGAACTCTTCACCTATAGCACGAGTTAATCCCGATATTGCCCACACGAAATCACTTACCGTGTCAGGCATGTGATTGCTTACCATTTTATCACCATTCTTTTCGGTCTTCTTCATTTCTCCATCCTTCAAAATAAGAATCAACTTCACCCTCGGTCATATCAACCTCGGCCACAACATTCCTGCCAATGTTATCCAACCAGATATGTGGCTCTGGCTGTCTTCCATAGTATCGGTCTGCGGCCCCACGGTCTGAGGCTCGATCCTCCCGATCCATCATCCAAGCTTTTACTTTACCCATTACCAATCCTCCTTAAATATTTTGCGGAATATCTCATCCAACATGTCTTCCATTTCACGATCCGTCATCTTCATCCTCCCAATAACTAATGTGCGGTTTGTTTTCTGTAGCCTCACTAACCTCAACATAAATAGTAAAACCATTTAGTTCGATGTAAGCAGACACAGGACTTCTAACGTCAAGTATCATCTCTCACCTCCTTACGTTTTTCCATTGCCCACTCTCCTGTAAAATCACAGGTAATGGTCATTTCCATTTTCCAATCATCTGAAGGAGTAAGGGTCAAAGCCAGTTGATCAGCGGCATCCCAACACATTGCAACGAAAGCCTCAGTGGTAGTGAATCCGTCACTATCAGACGGAACAGTTAACTCTCCCAAAGGGACTTTGTTCTCGTCCCAAAGTTTAATCTTTGCTTCTAACATTTTGACACCTGCCAGTCCTCAAGAACCGTTGCCTGATGGCATTCAATATCCAACCCTTCAGGCTGATCGTCCTTAACAATGTCAGACAAAACCATCCAAGCATCCCACGCCATCCTCGCAACACCGTCATAGTACCCAGTCTCTAGGTCCTTGACCAATTGCTGTAACTCACCAAACTCAGAATCCTCTTCATCGTACTCGTACCCATTGAGATACTCTCGGGCAGACTCGAGCGTCTGATCGATGTACCAAAGATTGGCAACGTGGGTGTTCTTGCAAACGTAGGTGTTCACTTCACCGTCCAAAGTTTGACTCACTATTACTTGTACCTGCATGCTTCATCCTCCTCTATGACCTCATCGATGTGCGGCCTCCATGCCTTGTCTACTCCGTCAATAAACTTACCTTTGAAGTCCATGCCCTCGTCTTCATAATGTGCATGAACCTTGACCCCCATGTTGTGCAGCTTCTTCCATATCGGAATAGGCGGACCCCATGCCGTCCAACATTTGAACGTGAACCACGGCTCTCTTTTTTTCTGAAGAAAGTCTAAGTTAGACTCGATCATCTCGACCTCGCACACGTCCCACTTGGTGCCCCAGAACTCGAGACGCCAGTTGTACCAAGCAGGGGTCTTCGTTTCGAAACCATACTTCTCAGTCTCATCCACATCAGGCAGTAAATATGTTTTAAGTGGCATCGGTGACACAACATCACAGAACCGATTATTCTCTGACAGGTTGTGATGTAAGTATTGGACCACGTCCCTCGGACCTCCAACAGTGACAGTTTGATAACAATGATTTGGCATTACACCCCCCAATCTAAAAATTTTTCATCACCAGTAATCGGGCAGTCAAAGTGACCGTCCGAACCAATGTCTTGCTTGTGATCTTCCTTGAGAATTCTGTAGAACTCCTTCTCGTTCTTCGCCTCAATCGTACCGAACATAGCGCCGTAGTCGCTATCAAAACAAAAATGATACTCTTCCATTACACGTCCCCCAATTCATCATGTAACCTACTGATAATCGCACCCAGTGCTGAACCCAAATGCTTGCGGTCACACACTGTCACCACATCTCGCACATCGTAGGCGTTGAGATCTCGTGCAGGTTTGTATTCACTGCAAGTAATGCCAGTTTGTGTGGGTGGTGTGGGTTCTGGATACCTCATCATTCCTGCGACCCTTGGCGACTCTGCGCCATCAAGTGTTACTGGATGAACATCGTTGTTCGGGTCTCGCAAACAATTGTGCAAGTTTAAGAACTCAAGCATCTCAGTTTTCGAAGTAGGAACATCGATCTCCCACCAGTCCTTACCAAATGCTTTCTTCGCATCCGATTGGGTCCCTGCCCAACCACCTTTTTGATCATAATATAATCTCATAACTTCCCCCTACTCCGTAAAGCATAAATCAAAACTGTAGTACGGCTCACAATAGCCCCACTTACAAAACGGCATCTGCAATGATGCATGAACCGCCCACTCGAATGGCCCTGCCTCAAAACAAACACGCCAATTTCTACCGTAACCTCGAACCTCGTTCTGCTCTGGGTTGTCGATACGAACCTCAATGTCAGGATCAAACCCAACATCCTCGCACCACTTACGTAATGCCTTGTACAAACCCTTCGCGGCATTGGCCTTGGTCTTGTACCTCTCGGGGTTCCAATCTATGACCATGGTCCCCTCTTCCATACAATCAACTTTTAACATTTGTTTTTCCCTTTGATTTGTTTTCTACAAACAAACTACTTGTGTTTGACACACAACACAACCCTTTTATTGGTTTGAGGACAAAAAATACATATAGGCCACACAGCCAGAGATTTTTTGTTTTTTTTTTTTTTGCATTCAAATCAAGTGTCCTCAGCGTCCTCAAACGTCCTCAGTTCAAGTATGTATAGTTCAAACTGCCCTGAATTGAGGACAACGTGAGGACAGTGAGGACGTTTCTGTAGAGAAAACCCCTATATAGAACTGATTGATAAAAATTATTTCTTGGATTAGGTTGGGATAAACATACAAATGGGGATCGTATGCCGAGCATAAAAAAGAAGATCGAAGAAGAACACAACCGTCAGTTAACAAACCGCCAGATGACTTTTGCTAGACACATTGTGGAAGGCATCTATTCGAACGCAGAATGTGCAAGGAAGGCAGGGTATGCCACTGACCTAGCAAAGAAACAGGCTTCTGTTTTACTGAATGGTCGGGACTATCCTCATGTTCTGGAATATATCCAAGAGATTAGAGAAGAACGCGAGAGAAGATATGGAGTGTCCACCATTGGGCAACTCGAAAGACTACATAAATTATCTCTTGGTGCTGAAGACGCAGGACAATTTTCTGCGGCAATTAACGCTGAGAAAATTAGATCTGCACTAGGTGGTTTGACCATTGATCGAAGAGAAACAATCAACACCATCGATCAACTGTCTCGAGATGAAATCACTGCTCGACTGGCTCTTTTGCAGAAACAATATCCTCAAGCTTTTGTAATCGATGGAACAGCGGAGGATGTAACAGATGAGCAAGGGACCAGAGTCGAACTTTTGGAAGCAGATACGCAATAATCTACCAGAAAAATGTTTTGCTACACGGATTGAGAACAAGCATGGGGGTGGTGTTCCTGATGTTCACATGGTCTGGGACGGCAAAGCCTTTTGGTTTGAATTGAAAGTAGCCAAAAGTAACGCAGTCAACATCAGCCCTCATCAAGTTGCTTGGAATATGGCCTATCACGCTCGAGGAGGCTCAAATTTTTACTTAGTAAAGAGGGCCGTGGACAACCATCTATTTTTATTTGAGGGTGATCAGGGGCCATCTCTGAGCCAGAGCGGTATATCGGGGGCCGAGGGCCATGACTTTGCGAATCTTGCGGCTCTGTGGGTTTTTCTTGCGGCTCGACTTGCGGCTCGAGGTGCGGCTTTTATACCTTGCGGCTCAACTGGCGAAATAAAAACCGCTCGAGCTTAGAGTTGAGTTGCTCGAGCGGTTGCTTACCAGGCGGTGGAGGCTAAAAACCGCCTGGAATGTGTTTTAATGTTTTACTATTGCAATTGATTTTCCCTTGCTCGATCCCTTGCAAAGTTTGCAAGCGGTACATTGCACCCTTCGACCTGCCTCTTTTGATGCAGGACACAAGGCTTCGTTCTTTTTGTCTAGGTCACCTAGATCTGCAATCACTCTGAATGTTCGGTTGCCTTGTTTCCATTGTGCAATTGCTTGGTCGTGATTGTCTGCGCTTTGCATTGCTATATCTGGACGCCAGTTTGATTGATGAGTGTAGGCGGTCCAAGTTGTGGCGTCTGTTAGTAGCTGTTCCCAAAC